TTATAGCCTACAAGATGTAAGATGTTTGCAATCGATTTATCACTTAGCGCAGGCAGACCATCCACTGCAAGTGGAGCGCCGCCATCTTCCGGTAGCGGCCCCGATGGGGTCATCCAAACCGAGGCGGAGGACTTCCTGCAAGTAGAAGCCGGACAATTTTTAGCATTCGATTAAGAGGAAATAAATTATGGCAAATAAGCGAATTTCAACATTAGATGATATAGCATTAGTCGGAGGAACATCGACACCTGGGTTAACCACTTCTGATATTATCCCGGTCACCGATGTATCAGACGCTACCGGATCGGCTCAGGGAACTACCAAGAAGGTAACCGTTGCCAACCTCATGGCGGCCGCTCCTGTACAGACTAGCGACTTAGGTACAGCCGCCGGTTTAAATGTAGGTACTGCTGACACCAATGTTGTGCAGTTGTCTAATGTTAGTGGCACGATAAAACTACCTGCTGTCGATGGTTCACAGTTATTAAATTTACCAAGTGGTGATATAAGTGGACCTCTCGACACCGCCCTACGAGGCACAACTAACCCACATATCGGAGCTTATCCTAACCAATCATTTAAGATAATCGATAACCCATCAAGCTCCGTTATGGTTGTGGCAGATGAGGCAGGCAATTTAAAACTACTTAACAGCCTTGGGGTAAATAATATAGCAGTTGGATTTTCGGTAGTCGAAGACGGCACTGAGCCTGACATAGAAGTAGTCAGCGGTAGTGAAACTTACTCTGTTATCAGCGGTGACTCTGACAGTAAAGGAGCCAACGGCTTACCTATCCGACAAGGTTTTAACCTTCCCGACATAGGGGCAAACCCAGCACCCATCTTAATCTCAGGCGGCTCAATCGCTTAACCTATTCTTAACACACAAATATTATGGCAACAGTATACATCTCACCAACAGGCGGAGCAGTCACACAAGACGGTACAACCGCTAATACAGCTTACGCATTTTCATCCCTATCTACCGCAGAAACAGATGCTCAAAGTGGAGGTAAAATTCTTTTTATGGACGGTACATATTCTGTAACTGCAACACTTCAGTTAGGAGCATCTAATGTGACCTATGAAGCTGTGAATTTAAGAAAGGCTGTGTTTGATTTTGCAAATGGAGGATACGGATTAGAGTTAGGAAGGACTGCTGATAGTTTTGCCGGATTTGCCATGAAGGGGTTAGTATTTGATAACTTAGGTGCCGCAGGTTTAAATGGAGCGGTTGATGTTGAAATAGCTAGTAGTCAACTACTGACCGCAGATGATTGTGACTTTCTAGATATGACTAGCACTTATAAGGCAATTGTTGGGTCAGGAGCGCCATCTAACACGGGGGCTATGAATGCGACCTTCACAAGATGCGTCTTCACGGGTTCTAAAACAACGGGGGATGCTAATTTTTTTGCATACAGAGGACCAAATTCGCATAACTTAACATTAAATAATTGTACGTGCATATATACTAATAACAGTACGAGTGGGATCTTCAAAACCGGAACCATCGGTTCGATTACTGTAAAAAATTCTATTCTTTTAGCAGACGGGTCAGGTACGACTACATTGGGTACAGCCCAAACATTTACAGAATCTAATAATTGCTATCGCAATATTAGTGAGTCTGCGGACCCTGCAAATAATATTATAGTAGATGACCCACAATTCGTGGACTCCCCAAACGGAGACTATCGCCTTCGCCCAAGCAGTCCCTGCATCAACGCTGGTACAGCTTCCTAAGTCATGGCTTACAATAAATTACACAAGAAAGACTTTACCATTGCGATAAAGCATGGATCAGATTCGGGTGCGGTAAAGTTCAAGAAGGAAGCGTCTAAAGGGGAACTATTCTTCGACACCGCACAGAACAAACTCTACATCGCGCTTACCGATGCAGGGCTATCTGACGCAACCGTTGTAAGTGTTACGCTTGCGTAATGGCACCTGAGTTCTCAGAGAACACGAATGTAAAGACACCATTGACCTTCCTATTGAAGGTTTTTGGCGGGACCATCTTCGTGGTTTACTCAGCCATGTTAATCTACGCTCGGCTGAACACCCTGGAGATGGAGATCCTTCGCCTTAAGCACGAGGTTCAGATGAATAGCGAGTTTCGGATAAAGTGGCCACGGGGAGAACTCGGTGCATTACCGGATGATGCGGAGCAGAATATGCGTCTTTTGTTTATCGAAAAACAGATTGGTAAGCACGAGGAACTGATGGACGAATTTCGTTACGGAACTGCTAGGTGAGATGGGTGAAATACTTCTTATGTTACTTACCGGGGGCGGTTCTACGGCTATGGGTGCTATGCTCAAGGGTGGCTTTGGAATGCTATTTGAGGCTCGCCGTCAAAAGCACGAGCTTGAAATTGCCCGCGAAAGTCGAGCAAATGAAAACTTTCTTAAGCTCCAAGCTGAATTATCTAAAGGAGGTAATAATGAGTTCCGGGATTTTTCTCGTCGAATTATTGCTTTTATTGGCATTGGTACTCTGTGTCTCTGCATCCTGCTCTGTACCGTATTCCCACAAGCAGAGTTCCTATCGATCACCAACGCCCACGGGGAAGGCAGAACCGAACTGCTGTTTGGTATCGTCTCCTGGCCCGCAAGCCAAGACCCTATCACACTCAGTAGCGGACACCTTGCATACATGGGGCAAACGGCCCTTATGGGAATCCTCGGTTTTTATTTCGGGCCATCACCTCGGAGAAGATAAATGACCATGATTGATCGCGTATCAATGACAGGAATGGGTGGCACATTAGCCACCTTTGGCTTTGCCACGCTCGACTCCTTATTCGGGTGCGTCGCAGGGGCTATCACCATCGTCTATATGTCGATCAAAGTTTACCAAGAAATCAAGAAACAAAAGTAATGCCACGCTACCAACCACTAGGCCGCATGGATGACCAAATCCTCACAGACGGGGATCGTGGTTTTCGCGGTATTGATTCCTACCTGGAGCCTACAACGCTGGAGGGTGGTACGGTGGAAACATCTGAGAATATGCGCTTGGATGGGGATCTCGCATCCGTGCGGAAAGGCATAGAGTTTAAGGCGGGAGCGGTAACCCTTACCTATGCCGGAGATGAGCAGGTATTTGCATCCACCTTATTTAGCGACCCTGCCACGGGAACTGAATTTATCGCAGTTGCCACCAAGAACAAAGTAATCCTTTGGAACGATACTAATAACACAGGTATCGACATTGCCTACCCAGGTGGCGAGGTAGTGGCGAGCGGAGACAACGCAAGTTTTGTCCAAGCGATGGAGAAACTTATTTTATTTCGTGGAACCGGAAAAGACCCCCTTGAGTGGAATGGTGACTACACTACCCCTAGTGCCTTTACTCTTAAAAACAATGCATCACCTACTGCGGGTAGGGTGGAGTGTCCGAGTACAAACTTTGGCGTATTCTTTTCCAATAGACTTATTGTTCCTCAGCCAAGTGATTCGCAGTACACCGTGATCGCTTCAGACCTCCTCGATACCGATAACTTCTATGCCGCCGAATCGCAGTTTAGAATCAATCGTGGAACTGCTGATCGTCTTGTAGGGTTTACGCCTTACCTGGAAAATCAGTTAATCTGCTTTTTCCGCAACAGTATCCATCTAATTAACAACATTGCCCTGACTAATTCAGCAGGAGTGTTTGAGATTACCCGCCAACGCGGATGCGTTGCCCGCAAGAGTGTAGCCGCAAGTGGACCGCAGATTTACTTCCTGTCCGATGATGGCGTGTTTACCCTTCAGCAAGGATTAGACCCTGCGAAAAACCTCGGAGTCGCGATCTCGAAAGTAAGCGGGGAAGCGTTGCCATTGTCGCAACCGATACAGGATCAATTTAGGGATGTAAACTATGCCGCCGCCGACAAGGCGTGTGGTATTGTATTCAACAATAAGTATTACCTCGCTTGCCCTACAGGTGCATCCACCGACAACAATAAAGTTTTCATTTACGACATATTAAATACCGCATGGACTTCTGTAGACTCCTTTCCCACAGGCTTTATAATCGATGACTTCGTTACCGTTCTTCACGGCAGTGACCCCACTAAACGCAGACTCTTTGCCTGCAACGATAAAGGATGGCATCTCATAGACGAAGCCAGCACAGACATCACGGGAACAATCGGGAACGCCACCACCACATCCACCGCGATAACCGCCAAGCTGAAGACCCGATCTTTCACCCTGGGGAGTGTGGATGTGAAGAGTTGGAAGCGCGGTCAACTCGGATGCCAGGTGAACAACGGGGACTCTTTCACCATCAAAGTAAACACCACGGATCCGGACCGGACGAACACCGTACACACCGAGAACGCGACATCGACCGAGGAGAAGCTAATACGCTTTGGCAGTGGACGCGCGAGAGGCTACGC